CGCATCACGGGCATAAATGCGATCCCGCGTGGGTGCGAGGCTGGACTGATATGCTGCCCAATGTGGAGTCTCGGGTAGATCATCTGCCGCCGCGTAATCCTGCCGTCAATACCGTAGGTGGCTGTTGCAGAATTTGTGCTCCGTGGTACGGTGTGGCATCAACTACTTTGTGAGGCGAACGCAAGCATAACCTGCCGTTTGAACGGGATAATACTGTCAGTCAGAGACGCGGGTTGCTCTGAACCCCGCGTTCGTCGAATATGGCAGGGGTGCCATCAAGCTGGTTGCTTGCTTCTGGCTTTGTGCTCTGATTCACCTACCTGGACGGGAATTCCCCCGTTCTTCGTAGGTGTATCGAATGCCCGAACCTGCCGATCAACTCGCTGCTGAAGCCCTTAAACCGGCATCCGGTTCGGTCGATGGTATCTCTATTTCACGCCGGTCTCTGACCGAGCTGATGGATTACGAGAAGCACCAAGCCGCGAAAGCTGCGACTGCTTCCCCCGCTGCTATGTTCAAAGGGATGACGCTCCGCATCGTTCCTCCGGGGGGCTCCTGATGTGGTGGCCCTTCAAAAAAGCAAAGGCTGTCGAGGCTCGTTTCGACGTCGCTCAAACAACGGCTGAAAACCGGAAGCACTGGGCTGGGACGGATTCTCTTTCCGCTCGTGCTGCCCTGTCGCCTGCTGTCCGAAAGATCATCCGTTTACGTTCTAGGTACGAAGCCGAAAACAACTCGTGGTATTCCGGGATCTTACGGACGGCCGTGAATCATATCGTCGGCAACGGTCCGCGTTTACAGTTGCTTACGGACGATCCTGAGGCGAACAAAAGGGTTGAACGGGCGTGGAAACGCTGGGTTCGAAAAACGGATTTTGCGGACACTATCCGCACGGCTGTCGAGGCTTACTGGCGGGACGGGGAGGTTTTCTTTATGAAATCCGACCGGCCTGCGAACTTCCCTATGACGCTGGACGTTCGGGTATTCGAATGCGATCAGGTGTCCGCTCCCTGGTCCGCTCCTTATCTCGACGAATATCAGGACGACGGAATTCGGTTTGATCGTGCGACAAACGAACTGGAAATTTACGTTTACGATACGCATCCGGGTGGAAATGCTCGGGTCGCTTCCCAGAAGGGTGAATGGTATTCCTCACGCGAAGTGCTCCATTTATTCCGGGCAGAACGTCCTGGTCAAACGCACGGGATCCCGCGTGCGACTCCTTCGTTGCAAACTTTGCCGATCATGCGTCGGCAGGAATTGGCGACGCTGTATTCGGCGGAAACGGCCGCGAACTTCGCAATGTACTTGAAGACAACGGCTCCGAATTTGGATGTCGCTGCTTCTCCTGCGGACTTTGCTGAAATCGAACTCACTCGCAATATGCTCACGACCCTTCCGGCTGGGTGGGAGCTGGGGCAAGTCGAACCGAAGCAGCCTGGCCCGCTGTATGAAATGTTTCAACGGCAAGCCCTGCAATCGTTCAGCCGGTGTACCAACATGCCGTACTCGCTTGCGGCTGGAACGGGCAAGGATTCAAATTTCAGTTCTTTCAAAGGCGACATGAAGAACGTGTGGGAGCCCGAGGTGAAAGCCGAGCAATCCCGCATTGAAGTGTCTGTTATCGATCATGTGTTCCGCTGGTTCCTTGAATCCGCGATTTACATTCCGGGGCTGCTGGATGGCTTGCCAAAGTTGGACGAAGTGGATCATACGTGGCACTGGCCACCCCTTCCGGAGCTGGACGCTGTCGATGCTGCGACGGCCGCTTCGATCCGCTTATCGTCTGGTCAGTCTACTATGACTGACGAATACTCCCGTCGGGCTCTGGACTGGGAAACGGAATCGGTTCGTGCGGCTCAGGATTTCGGTGTCGATGCTGCAACCTACAAGGCTGCTGTGTTCGCGAAAACATTCGGGCTGGATCCCGCTGCTCCGCTCCCGACTCCCGCTTCCGCTCAGGCTGCAATGCCGCAGGGGGAATATACGGATCTCGGTCAACGGGCGTTTACGAATGTTCAAAAACGAATCAAGCTGGCTCTGGATCAATTCGCTTCGGGCGAAATGTCTCAGGTGATGGCCGAACAAACTCTGGCGTCGGTCGGAATGGCTCCCGATCGAATCGCTGCTCTTATTGCCGACGCTCTTGACGGTGGGGTTGATCCCGCTGCTATCCAGCAGGAGGTGTGATTTATGCCGGTTGCAAAACCAACAATCCCGTGGGGGAAATCGCTTGCGTTTCCTGCAGCGGTTCGCTTGAAAGCGAATGCTGCCGGAAAACAAAGGCGGTTCGCGATTCTGGCTTATACGGGTGGAACCCTACCGGTGGACGGCTGGTCCGCTCCTGTGGTTGTGGATCTTGCGGGGCTCGAAACCCCAAACCAAATTCCTATTCTTATCGATCACGAAAAGACCGTCGAGGCGACTCTTGGTCTCACGGATTCGATTTCAAACAACGGGAAAACCTTGAAACTTGGCGGTGTAGTGACTGGCGTTTCCGCGATCGCCCAGTCGGTACTTGCTCAGGCGGATGTCGGTCATTTGTGGCAGGCGTCGATCGGCATTCTTGCGATCGAGGAAGAGGAAGTCGGTCCTGGTCAAACTGCGGAAGCAAACGGGCAGACGTTTGTCGGTCCGGTGATCATTTTGAGGCGGTCGGTGCTTCGTGAAACGTCAATCCTCCCAATGGGGGCGGATTCGGAAACGTCTGTCAATCTCGCGGCTAGTGCCGCTAAACTCGTGAAAGGAACCGGCGTCATGCCTACGTTCGAAGAATTTGTGATGTCTCTTGGAATCGACGTTGCTACGTTGACTCCGGAAGCATCCGCTGCCCTGATGGTCGCCTATACGGCGAAGCATCCACCCGCTGCTCCTGCAGTTCCTGCTCCGGCTGCTCCCGCTCCTGCGGTTCCTCCGGTTGCAAACCCAACGGCCGCTGCTGGCGACGCTTCGGTTAATCTTGAAGCAAGCCTGGCCGCGAATCGAAAAATGATCGCTGCCCAGTTCCGAAAGTCTGCCGAAATTCAGGCAAAGGCTGCTGGATATCCGTTGATTGCTGCGAAGGCGATCGAAGAGGATTGGTCTATCGAAAAGGTCGAGCTGGAGGTTATGAAAATCGTAAACGCGAAGGCTCGCCCGACGTCGTTTTCTGCATCCCAGAACGCTCCGGAAAACCAAGCTTTGGTTATCGAAGCTGCTTTGTGCTCGTCACGTAATTTGACGAACAACGGCCGGAAGCCCGGTACTGTTGAAATCGAAAAGCAATATGACGACAAGATTCTGCAGGCGGCTCACACGCAGTTCCGAAATGGTATCGGTCTGCAGCAAATCCTTATGATCGCTGCCGCTGCAAACGGTATGATGATCAATGCGGGTTTCAGGATCGGAACCGGAAACTTGCGTGAGTTGCTTCGGCATTCTTGCGCTCGTTCGGTTGAAGCTGCTGGCTTTTCAACCTTGTCGCTGCCCGGGATTTTGTCGAACGTTGCCAACAAGGAAATCCTTGAAGGCTACATGGAAGAGGATACGATCTGGCGTGAAATCGCTGCCATCAAATCTACGTCTGACTTCAAAACCCTGACGTCTTACCGAATGCTCGACGATATGGCTTACGAGGAACTCGGGGCTGGCGGTCGAATCAAGCATGGAAAAGTCGGCGAGGAATCGTTCACGCGATCGGTCGATACTTACGCGAAAATGTTCGCTCTGACTCGACAAAATATCCTGAACGACGACATGTCGGCTCTGGATGATTTGCGAACTCGTGTTGGTGGTGGTGGTGCCATCAAACTGAACGATCTGTTCTGGACGACGTTCCTCGGAAATCTGGCTACGATCTTCACGGTCGGTCGAACGAACTACATCTCCGGGTCAACGACGAATTTGCTGACCGACGGTGTTGGTCTCGGGCTCGGGCAGAAGGCATGGCGTTCGCGTCGATCGCCAACCGCCGACGGTTCGAAGCGAATGTCTGGTCAGGCTAAATTCCTGCTGGTTCCTCCGGAGCTGGAAGTTATCGCCGACCAGTTGTACGCGACGAAAAACTTGGCGACTGTCAAGGTCGCGGACGCGAATACGTTCGGGAATAAGTATCGACCTATCGTGGCAAATCAGTTGAGCGATTCCGCTTACTCTGGCAATTCCGCGACGGCGTGGTACTTGCTGGGCGACAAGAGCAAGGGCTCGCCTGTTGTCGTTTCGTTCTTGAACGGTCAGGAAACCCCGACCGTTGAAAACGCGGACGCTGATTTCGATACCCTCGGGATCCAGTTCCGTGGTTATCACGACTTCGGTGTCGACCTGCACGAGGGCTACTTGAACGCTCTGATGTCGAAGGGTGCTGCCTGATCTCCTGCGGGTGATCCGTTGAACCCGGGAGGGCTGTTTCCTCCCGGGCTCTGTTTGTTTCATTTTGTTTGGAGATGGTGAAATGGCTCAGGTTCCTGCTCTTATGTACTCCGAGGACGAGGCGATCGACTATACGCCTGACTCTGCGGTTACTGGTGGCGACGTTGTTGTTATCAATGGAATTGTCGGTATTGCTGCAAACGATATTGCAGCAAACCAAAAGGGGGCTCTGCAAACCGAGGGGCTCTTTCGAATCCCGAAAACTACGGCAGCAATCGTTGCGGGGCTTCCGGTTCACTGGGATCCTGTTGGTGATCCTGATTCCGGCGTTGCTGGAACGGGTGCTGCCAATCAATTGGGGATTGGAACGTTCTGCGGTGTAGCTGCCGAGGCTACTGGTTCCGGCGACGATTATGCGATCGTCGACCTGAACAAACCCACCAGTGGCATTCTGGGTGTCACGGCCGTTACTGCGATCGGGACGAATGCTGCGACGGCTGCTGCCCTCGGTCAGGGGTTCAATGTTGTCACGGGCGGTGATGGCACGAAGGGCGTCATCCTACCGGTGGCGAAACCCGGCATGCGTGTTGAGCTGAAAGGCGTCACGGCTGGCGTCCTGAAGGTTTGGCCACAAACCGGGGCGACGATCAACGGGCTGTCTGAGTCCGCTGCAATATCGCTTGCTTCCGGTTTGATTCCTGCAACGTTCATTGCGTCGTCTGCGACGCAGTGGTACACGATGCCATTGCTGCCGAGCTGATCTAAAATGTCTGGTTTCGATGACGATATTGGTGGAATGGTAGACGACCTGCTCGTGCAAGCGGGCGGGTCGTTTTCTTATTTCCGTGGGACAGAAAGTGCTCCTGTCACGCTCATAAAGTCGGCTCGAATGCCGTCTCTTATTGATGCGGGAAACGGGACGGTTGTGGAGGTTCGGTCTGTCGATTTTATCGGCAGGCCGACTGAAATGCCCTACTCGGAACCGAAGCGTGGCGATCGTATTGTTGGCGGTGGCTCGACGTTCGAAGTGCAACCTACAACGGGCGACAAGGTGTTCCTTATCGTGAGCCCACAAATGATCCGTATCCACACGAAGCAGGTGTCTTGATGCCCGTTACTCAATCCCCAAGTTCAGAGGCGATGGCTGCTGTTGTCGATCGTGTGAATTCCGGCGAGACTTACGACATGGACGTCGCTGCCTGCTATACGGAAGCGATCATTGATGTTCTTGAAAATATCGGTCTGGAATTGCGGATCGATGTGGTGTGCGAAGGCGAGCAACAGTTGTCGGAAACGCTGGACGTCGAGGATCGAACGCAGCTGATGGTCCGGGTGTTTATCAGGCAGAAACTTCGGTCTGTCGAAAATGATGAAATCGAACCGCTTAAACTTCTGGTCCGGCAGTTGTGGCAACGGCTGAATAATTATGAAACGGCGGACGGCCGCGTGAAGGTCTGGTCCTGCGATCCGGATCCTAAAGAGGTTCCAATCAAAGCGATCCTTTCCTCGGACTGGCTGTTCGTGGCGACGCTGGTGATGATCATTGAAGTGGAGGCGTCGCTGTGACAACCGACCCGAAAATGCTTACTTCTACGCTCTCAAGATACGATACGGAGATGCTGATTGTTGGCTTTTCTGCAATGCGGAAACGGCTGTCTGTTTTGGCTTCACCAAGAATACGGGATCGGATCGCAAAGGCTGGGCTCGGCTCTGGCTTGAATATTGTCCG